GCTGGATCCGGCATGCAAACTTGTATAAAGAAATAAGATGACAGCTACGGCGGCCCAAGCGTACTCCAATATACTTACGACAGTGTCCATTTACTCCTCCCCCTCTTGCTCTTCCGCTTGGGCCGCCTTGAGTTCTGCGTTGAGGCGTATCATCTGGATCCTTGCTGTTTCCATCTCCGATTCGTGGATTTGCTTCTGGGTATTCAACTGCTGCTGCAATTTGTTGATTTCGGCGTTCATATATGTATCTTGCCTCAACTCGAATTCAAGTATCGACCTTATCACAGCCTTTGCTGACGGATTGAGTAGAGAGTATTTCTGCGCAACCTGTAATGCCTCTGCGGGGAAATGGTAACCGCTTATGTCTATTTCTTGCTGTTGATTATCAGTTGAACCATCTACGTTAAACAATTCATCAACGGTCGTATCAAATAACTTCGCCAGTTTCTCCAACGACGAATAGTCAGGCTCGTATTTCCCGAGCTCCCATCCTGAGATCGTACCCTGCGCCACGTGGCACAGAGCTGCCAACTGGGCTTGGCTGTACCCACTTCTTACCCGGAATTCCTTTATCCTATTCATTTTTGTCATCCTCCTTGCTCATATTTTATCATATTTTACGCATATGTGCAAGAATAAATTAAACAAATATTTAGTATTTAAGCGTTGATATCCGAGAAATAATTTAATATACTACTCGCGTAAACAAAAGCGAGGTGATTTGATGACAGAACTCAAGCGTTTGCGGTGCATGGCTCGCATGACCCAGGTAACGGCGGCCGGGCTGATTGGTGTACACCAATCGCAGGTATCACGCTGGGAGGCTGGAAGTTCCATCCCGGACATTGCTTCAATCGTGGCGATATCCAAGGCATACGGCTGTTCCACTGATGAGGTCGAATCTGCAATTACGGAGATACTCGAGAACAAGAAGCGCCGTCTGGAAGCAGAACTCGAGCGCCGCATGAGGGATAAACTCAAGGCCGAAGGCCGGAGTGCATGAGGAGGGAAACCGATGGAGGACAAGGCAACGAAGGACCTGTTGGCGATCATGGGGGATGTGGCGGAGAAAGTCAGGCAGTGTGAGTACGTGACGAGCGAATACGAGACCCTGGTGAAACTGTTCATGGACCTGTACAGGGTGTACATGGACCACAGAGACGAATAGGAGGTTTGAACATGAGCAAGGAGAGCGGATACAAGTACCGGATCAAGATCGAGGCGATCAGCGAGTGTGGAGATGTCGAACAGGTTTACTCTGACGAGCCGGACGGAATTGCATGCGACGGGTTCATGATTCTGGCGAACAGGAAGAATGGATGCCTTGAGCTTATCCACGATCTCAGCTTGATGAAAATCGCAACAATGATGGCGCACAGCAAGAATTGTATGGAAGCAGCATCTTTGGCTCGTATCTTGAAAGACATCGGAGACTCCCTAAAGGACATGGACAAGCAGGAGGACGACGATGAGCAGGATGGATGACATGCTGGGCCGGTACGGTGAATGCGTCACCTACACGCAGACCGCCAAGATCCTGAGCCGCACCACGCCGACGATCAAACGGATGCTGGAGGACGGCAGGCTCCGGTGGGCTTGCGGGGGCACGATGGTGGACGTACGGAGCATCGCGGACTACATCGAGATGCCGGCCGCAGCGGAGGAGCGGGGCAGGAAAGCACGGAGCGGAAGGAAGTGGATGGTGTGATCATCTGGCTGGTTGGGGCTGGATTCGCGCTGCAGCTGGTATCGGTGGTAGGCATGGCAGTGTTGATGATCAAGGAGGTTTTCGATGATGGTAAGGAGGAACCCGCGGCACGTATGGACTGACGCGGAGATCGACGATCTGGTGCGCAGGCGGTTGGACGGCACCACGTCGGCGGAGCTGGCCAAAGAGTACGGTGTGACCCCGGACGCCCTGATGTGCGCCATACGGCGGCACCGCGGGACGTCCCGGCTGAAGGTCTTGGATATCAAGCCCGAGCGGCGCAGGAACCGGTTCTTTCAGGCGCGGATCGCCAGGAAATGGACCATGGAGCACGCCGCGGAGGTGATCGGGGTGGCGGAGACCACGCTGTACGGCTGGGAAAACGGCACCATTTCGCCCCGCGGATACAACGCATACGCCTCGGCGAAAGCCTACGGAGTGAAGCTCGACTGGCTGCTTGGTTACGAGGAGGAATGACGATGGATATGGAGATCGCGAGGAGACCGGTGGCGGACGCGAGGACATGGAAGGAGCTCTACCAGCAGGCGTCCGTGGAGCGGAGCGAGGCCCTGGCGAGGGCACGGGACGCGGAGCATGAGCTGGCCCAGCTCGAGCGGGACTACCGGCGGATGAAGCGCCGCCTGAGTCTGGCGATCGCGGCGGCACTGGCACTGGCAAACGCGGCGTTCTGGGTCACGTTACTGGCATGAGCGGGCAGGAGGAACCCCGGGTCTACCGGCTCCCGAAAGACTGGCACGTCCCGCCCAGCCTGAGGCCGCACCGGGAGATGTCGGATGAAGAGAAAGCGAGGGCGAAGAACTCCGTGGAGGAGTTCATTGTGGACAGGATCCGTGAGGAGGCAAGGAAGCATGGAAGCAAAAAGCGTTAGCACGATCGGAATGAGCCGGGAGGACTGGCTCGAGTACCGCAAGCGCGGCATAGGCGGCAGCGACGCCGCCGCCGTGCTGGGCGTGAGCAGATTCAAGAGCCCCTTTGCCGTGTACTGCGACAAGACCATGGACCTTCCGGACGTCAGCTCGCCCGTGATGGAGATGGGCACCCGGCTGGAAGAGTACGTGGCTGAGCTCTTCAGCCGGGAGAGCGGCCTGAAGGTCGCCCGCAGGAACCGGACCTACACCAGCAAGGAGCATCCCTGCATGCTGGCCAATATCGACCGCTGGGTGGTGGGCGACAAGGCCGGGCTGGAATGCAAGACCACGACGAAGTATTCCTGGCACGGCTGGGACGAGGGCGATGTGCCCCCGGAGTATTACTGGCAGTGCATGCACTACATGGCCGTACTGGGGCTGGACCACTGGTACCTGGCCGTGCTGTTCCGGGACAACGGCGAGTTCCGGTGGTACCGGATGGAGCGGGACGAGGCTCTGGTGAAGCAGCTGATCGCCGAGGAGGAGGCCTTCTGGGAGCGGGTGCTCAAACGGGATCCCCCGCCCGCCAGCGGTCTGGACAGCGAGACGGAGCTGATCAACGACCTCTACCCGGCGGAGAAGGTATCACCTGATACCGCGGACCTCTCCGGGATCGCCACCATGGTGCAGTCCCGGGCGGACCTGGACAGGGAGATCAAGGAGCGGAAGAAGGTCCTGGACTCCCTCGATCAGGAGATCAAGCGGGTCATGGGCGAGACGCAGGAGGCGATCTCCGGGCGGTACATCGTGAGCTGGAAGCCCGCCCAGCGCACCTCGGTGGACAGCAAGAAGCTCCTCCGGGAGTACCCGCAGATCTATGCGGCGGTATCCACCACCACAAGCTACAGGACGTTCTCAGTGAAGGAGGCTAAAGGCGTATGAGCCAGATCGCAACGGTGAAGAAGCAGAGCATCGCGCCGAAGACGGCGGCCCCGCTCACCCAGAAGAGCACCACGTCCATCTCCACCATGATCAACGCCATGGTGGACAGCGAAGGATACCGCAAGCGGTTCGACGAGCTGCTGGGCAAGCGGGCCCCGCAGTTCGTGAGCTCCATCGTATCCATGGTCAACGCCGATCCCAATCTGCAGGCGTGCTTCCGGGACGCACCCGTCACCATCATCCAGTCCGCGCTCCGGGCGGCCAGCTACGACCTCCCCATCGATCCCGGCCTGGGCTTCGCCTACATCGTGCCCTTCAAGAACCGGAAGAAGCTGGCCAACGGCCAGTGGGAGACCCGGAACGAGGCGTCCTTCATCATGGGCTATAAGGGCATGATCCAGCTGGCGCAGCGCACCGGAGCCTACGACCGCATCAACGTGACCGACGTCCGGCAGGGCGAGCTGATCCGGTACGACCGGCTCCGGGAGGACGCGGAGTTCGAGTGGGTGGAGGACGAGCAGGAGCGGGACAGGCTCCCGATCATCGGCTGGGTCGGCTACTTCCGGCTGAGGAACGGCATGGAGAAGACCCTGTACATGAGCAAGGCCGCCATAGAGGCCCATGAGAAGGCGAACCGCAAGGGCGAGTACATGGGTAAGGGCTGGAAGGACAATTTCGACGCAATGGCCGCCAAGACCGTCCTGCGCCGCCTGATCGGCAAGTGGGGCCTGATGTCCATCGACTACCAGCGGGCGGACGACGCCACCCTGCAGGCCGCCACAGCCATCGCCACCGGCCATGTGGATGACCTGGACGAGATCGAGGCGGAGCCTGACGACGTGGTGAGCGAGCAGCCGACGCCGGCAGCCAAGCCGGACGAGCCCCTGCCGTCCGACGCGCCTCCCCTGTCGGACGACGACCTGCCCGATTTCCTGAAGTAGTATGAGCAGGTCGAGGGTCAGCTCCGCGGACATCGCATGCCCCTACTGGCGCGGCTATTGCGGGGACAAGACCCTCCGATGCGAGGGCTTTCTGGACGGGACTGAGGTCAGGCTCAGCTTCCCGTCCCAGGACGCCCGGAAATGCTACGAGCGGGCATTTTGTAATAAGTCATACTGGCGGTGCCCGCTGTGCAAGGCCTGTGACGAGATCAAGTACACGGAGGACTGAGCGATGGGACTGTACTATAAGGTTTTTCTGTTGGAAAAAGGATCGGACATGGAAGACTTTGGAAGTTGGTTGACAACTCAAGACATGGCGAGCGGAGCACCTGTATCGTGTATGGTGTTCGACAGGGTTCCCGAAGAGGACATGCCGATCTTCTGGAAACTGGAAGAGAAATACGGGTGCTATGTGGTGATGGCCAGGTGGTACACCGACGACGAAAAGGAGGCAGAGAAGAATGCCGACGAGGTACCTGAAGGAGAGCATATGCACGTCTGACAACATCGACCAGCTCTCTGCCTTCCAGGAAACCTTCTTCTACCGGCTGATTGTGAATTGCGACGATTACGGGAGGATGGACGCCCGGCCAAAGATCCTGGCGTCCAAGCTCTTCCCCCTTAAGACTATACGCGTAGAGCAGATTATGGATGCCCTCCGGGCGTTGACCTCGGCAGAACTGGTAACCCTCTACTCTGTAGGCGGGAAACCCTTCGTGCAGATGAATACGTGGGACAAGCATCAGACGTGCCGCGCGAAAGTCAGCAAGTATCCGGGACCCGAGGATGCTGACAATTGTATGCAGATGAATACAGATGCTGACAATTGTATGCAGATGAATACAGATTCCTCCGTAATCGTAATCGATAATCGTAATCGTAATCGTAATCGTAATCGTAATCGAGAATCGGAATCGCAATCGACGCGTGCGCGCGCGTTTATACCACCTACGGTAGAAGAAGTGAGAGAGTATATCCAGGAGAAGGGGTATACCATAGACCCTGAGGAGTTCGTAGCTTACTATGAGCAGTCAGGATGGTACCTGAAGAAGAACCAGAAGATGACCGACTGGAAGGCCTCTGTGCGCTACTGGATGACCAAGCGGAACCAGAAGAAGGCCCAGGAGGCTGCCCCTGTCTCCAAGTGGGGACAGATCGGGCAGATGGTGTGAGGTGATGGAGATGATCAGCATAGCAGACGAGCTGACGATCGTAATGCGGAGGATCTGGCAGGATCACGGGCGGGACGGCGAGTCGTTCGACGCCTTCCTCGCGGCCCATATGAATCCTGACCGTGAGCAGATGGCCCGCCGGGACGCGGAGGCCAGCAACCGGGAGCCGGGGCATCTGGACGATGAGGACGGGTACAACTGCCCACGATGCCTCAATCGCGGGAACATCTGGAAGGCCATGCAGGTGGGCGGCCACTGGCAGAGCGTGCCGGAGCGGTGCGACTGCTGGAAGGTGCGGGCCAGTATCCGACGGATGCGGGCGTCAGGGCTCGAGGGCAGTCTCCGCAAACTGTCCGAGTTCGTAGCGGAGGAACCCTGGCAAAAGGCCATGCTGGTGGCGGCACAGAGGTACCTCGCCTTCGGAGTCGAAGCCGGAGGAAGCCTGTACCTGGGCGGGGCCGTGGGCAGCGGCAAGACCATGCTGGGCTCCGCCGTATGCCGGGAGCTGCTGTACAAAGGCCATGAGGTCAGGTACATGCCCTGGGTGACGGAGGCGGCCCGCCTGAAAGCCATGGCCATGGACGACGAGCGGGAAGAGGAGCTGGCGGTCTACCGCCGGGCGGAGTACCTGTACATCGACGATCTGTTCAAGCCGGTGCCAGGCCAGAGCGGGCCCACCGCCGCGGACGTGCGGCTGGCGTACGACCTGATCAACTACCGGTACATCAACCACCTGCCCATGATCGTGTCCTCCGAGCGGTACATAAACGAACTCATGGACTACGACGAGGCCACGGGCTCCCGACTGGCGGAGATGTGCAGGGGCCACGTCGTGAACGTGGGCCGTGGCCCGGGCCGGAACTGGCGGCTCAGGGGCCTGGGGGAGGTGGTCTGATGGCGGAGACGATCCTCCGCCTGTGCGGAGAGTGCGAGCACTGGCGGAAGGAGGGCCCGAGGGAAGGGATCCTCCAGTACGGGCGCTGTTCGCTGACGGGCCGGATGCGGGAGCGCTGCGACCTCACGGAGGGCTGCCGGAGCTATCATTACGACCGGGACCGGGCGGCCAAGCTGCCCAAGGTCCCGCATCCCTACGGGCAGCATCCTGAAAAGATCATACGCAAGGTGCGGTGCATGAACACGGGCGAGGAATGGCCGACGATCAAGGCCGCCGCCGAGGCGTATGGGATCAGCGAGACCACGATGCGGTACGTAATCGACCACAACCATACGACGACCCGGGGAGCCCCGAAGGGGCTGAGATTCCGCATGGTGAGGGAGGTGCAAGTGTGAGATACAGGTTTTTCATTATGGGCCGCTTGCCGGGGCTCAATGAGTACATCGAGGCATGCCGGTCGCACGCGCAGGTGGGGGCTAGGATGAAACGCGAGGCCGAGCAGATGGTGATCGACTCCATCACCGCCGCGTGGGCGCGGAAATTCCTGCCGGCGCATTTCCGGGAGCCGGTAAAATTACGGTACAAGTTCATTGAACGGGACAAGAGGCGCGATCAGGACAACGTCTCGAGCTTTGCGCGGAAGGTCATACAGGACGCTTTGGTCCGCACCGAGCTGCTGACCGATGACGGATGGGGGCATATCGTGGAGTCGAGAGAGTCGTTTGACGTGGACAAGGAATCGCCGCGCATAATCGTGGAGGTGGTGGAGGATGAAGATTGGGAGCCTGTTTGACGGATCCGGGACCGCTCCGCTGGCCGCTGCGATGTGCGGTATGGATGTGGCGTGGATAAGCGAGATCGAGCCTTATCCGTGCCGCGTGACGGCGGCAAGGTTCCCGGGCGTACCGAACCATGGAGACATCACCAGGATGCGGGGCGATGAGATCGAGCCTGTGGACGTGATCGTGGGCGGATCGCCGTGCCAGGACCTGTCGATCGCCGGGGCGCAGAAAGGCCTCGAGGGCGGATCGCGAAGCAGTCTGTTCTTCGAGATGATCCGTGTGATCCGGGAAATGAGGGAGGCAACTTATGGAGTATACCCAACTTTCGTTGTTTGGGAGAATGTCCCCGGAGCCTTCAGCAGCAACGGGGGGGAAGACTTCCGGGCGGTCCTCGAAAACTTCGCAAACCTCACATGGAGGTCGGACCCGATTTCAATTCCTAGACCTGATAAGTGGCTTCCAAGCGGAATCATCATGGAAAACTCATTCTCTATTGGATGGCGTACACTGGACGCTCAATACTGGGGAGTCCCCCAGCGTCGCCGTCGCATCTACCTTGTCCTCGATATTGGAGGATGGAGCGCCCCAGAAATACTATTTAAGCGCAAAGGCCTGCGCGGGCATCCTCCGTCGAGCGGAGAAGCGGGGGAAGGAACTGCCGCCGATGCTGAAGGAGGCGCTGGAGGAGGCAGTTGGGCTTTCAAAGAGCGAGCTAGAAAACCCGGAGGGGGCAAAGGGTTCCTGCCCGGATATGAACGGGCTTTCACGCTGAGCACCAACGTCGACCAGAGCATATGCTATGGTATAGAAAACAGCGGTAGAACCCACGGGATTGCGGATACTCTGGACGCATCGTACTTTAAAGGCCCGGGCGCAAGGAACGGGAACGAGCGCGAGATCGTTTCGATTCCTTGCAAAGACCGTGAGCGGAAGTACATCGTTCGCCGCCTGACGCCGCTCGAATGCTGTCGGCTGCAAGGGTTCCCGGACTGGTGGGAGGATGGTGCGGAGGGGTCGGATACCGCCCGCTACAAAATGTGGGGGAACGGGATGGCGTTGCCGAACATACTGTACGTGATGGAGGGGATAAGGGAGGTGGTAGGGGATGCGGCTGATTGATGCGGACGCGCTGAAAACAGACCTTACGAGATTCTATGACGGCGAAGTCACGGCAAGACAATTGATCGATAAACAGCCGACCATCGAAGCGGAGCCTGTGCGGCATGGGAGGTGGAAGCAAATCAAGGTGGGAGGCGAAAATTATCCGTTCTGGAACAACTATTGCAGCGTATGCCGCTGGACAACGTATATTGCCGGTGCCGGCAATTTCCTGTACTGTCCAAACTGCGGGGCGAAGATGGACGGAGGCGAGGACGTATGAGTATGTGGATTCTTTGCGAAGACAATAAAGAAATAATTCAATGGCACAACGTGAATGATGGTTTGCCACCGAAGAAAGGTAAGTACCTTGTCGTGTATCATCCGTGCGTTTGGGATAGCATAGCATACAATGCTACAGAGATCGGTACAGATTCATTCCTTGGGAAAACGAAATGGGCAAAGCATAAATACCAATATGTCACCCATTGGGCTTTTTTGCCCGGGCTGCCGAAGGAGTGTGCCGTATGAGCGAGTGGATCAAGGTAAGCGATCAGCTGCCAAAGGAGGGCCGGTTGGTGATATTCATAGAGAAATCCCCGAGGTCTTGGCATAAACACGTCGGGTACTACCACTCCGGCGAGTGGAAGGATCACATCAATGGATTGAGATTAACGGCCAATGTGGTGACGCACTGGTGCTACCTGCCTGACATGCCGACGGAGGGGTGAATATGAGCGAGTGGATAAGCGTCAAGGACAGGCTGCCGGAACCAGATAAGCATGTTCTGGTGTGCTGCGAAGTAAGAAAAGCACACACCCACGAAACGCTGTATCAGTATATTTGCGAAGGTTATTATGCGGCACCACATAGCATTCCGGCAGGGACTTATTCGGACTTGAACGATGAGTTTGATTATGACGAGGAAGAGGACGAATACTACCTGAGAGAAGGATGGTATGAGGCCATTCATAACTGGGACGAATACAGCGGCGTTGCGATAGCGGATTTTGTCACCCACTGGATGCCAATGCCCGAACCGCCGAAGGAGGATGACGATGCGGGTTGAGGTTATTCTCCGTTTGCCCGGGCCAGAACAATGGCTGATGTGCGGTTACGTAAGCCATAGCGTTTACTGGAAGGCGCGTGGGCCTATACGCAAACGCAGACTTCTGGCCGCCAAGCGGCGGTTCGAAAACCTGCGCTACGGTAAGCCGTGGATCGGAAAGGTGTGGAGATTCTGATGATGAAGCTGACTAGGATCCTGATCCTTGCTCTCGCCCTTCTGGCCGCCTACGTGGCAGTAGGGCTGATGGGGGGGTGGAATGTGTGGCCGGTGATCGTAGTGTACTGGACCGTACTGACGGTGAAGAATACGGTGGATGTGGTGAGGAGGGATACCCGTGGTGATTGCCCTGATTGTTCTGGCTGCGATCCTGGTGATGATGCTGTACGCCGCGGTAAGCGTGGGAGGTGACGACGATGGCACGCCAAAGATCTGACCGCCCGGATCCGGACCGCGCCCTGGCCGCGATCCACCGGCACTGCATGGTATGCTCCGGGATGGAGAGAAAAGTGGTCCACACCTGCCGCGTCACCGGATGCGACCTGTACCCCTACCGGGAGCCTTTCCGGGACCAGGTCCCGCCGTCCATGGGGGAGCAGATCGACATATGGGAGGAGCTCAGGAGGAGGGAGACGGATGACGTTTAACGAGTACCAGGAATTGGCGCGGCGGACCCAGAACCGGGAGCTGACGCCCGGAGAACGGCTGCAGCACGCACTCCACGGGCTGGCGGCTGAGGTGGGAGAGATACACGGGATCTACCAGAAAAGCTACCAGGGGCATAGCATAGATTCCTACGATGTCTTGGATGAGCTGGGTGACCTGCTATGGTTCGCTGCGGAGATCTGTGACGTAATGCTGAACGATATGGACCTCGTCGCTGAACAAAACATACGCAAGCTCCGGAAGCGGTACCCGGAGGGGTTCTCGGAAGAACGATCCCTGAACAGGGAGTGAACATAATGCGCCATTCGTGGCGCATTACATTTTTTTGGGCGGAGTGGTATGATGGATCTAGCAAAATAATGGAGGGCGGATCATGGCAACGAAGAAAAAATACACCGACTACTCCAAGGACACCCTCGCGGCGTTTACGCAGCAGGCCGCCCAGCAGCAGAAGAAAAAGCAGGAGGAGGACCAGCTGAAGCAGTCGCAGCAGCGGTTCCAGGGGCAGACGCAGACGGCCAAGCAGCCCACTCTGCAGGTCCCTACGACTACGCAGCCGGCCTCCTCGTCCGCATACAAAAATAATCCCGCACAGTACTCCAAGGATACCCTCAAGGCGTTCTCGGACCGTGCTACTGCCGATTACACGCTCCCGGACTATCTGCCCGGCATGGACGTGAACCAGTACAAAAACATCCTGCAGAACTCCAGGTACCGCCCCAACAGCCAGGCCTACTGGTCCGATCTATACAACCGGCTCCAGCAGCGCACGCAGGCCGTGAAGGATATGGACTATCACTCCTATCGCGATTACCTGGATAATATCCGTGCCCAGATCGGCAAGATGCCCGAGGGATCCGGCAAGACGGAGGCGATGCAGCACTACACTGATTCCCTCGCCAACGTCTCTGTCAAGGGCCTGGAAGAGAAGCAGAAGCAGCTGCAGGAAGAGGCTGATAATCTCCGTAAGCAGATGGAGCAGATGATCTCCATCAACGAGCGAACCGGCGGGCTCGGCGTATTCCGCCACGCTGAGTTTACCCCGACCGGGAACATCCTCACCGGCGGCGGCGTGAAGGCCGCAGAGCTGTCCACGGACCCCTCGACGATGAGGGACGAAGAGCTCGCGGAGACCTTCCGGCTGCAGTCTGAGCAGGGCCTCACGCCCTATAGCCAGGAAGAGTTCGACCAGCTGATGAGCCGGTACAACATACTCCGGGCGCAGGCTGCCAGGATCGATGCGCAGCTGGTCCCGGCCCGTGCATATGAGGCCCCGCAGCAGATGACGATGCTCGTCTCCGAGCAGCCGGACTTCGCCCAGAAAAACAGATACGATCCGGACGCCTACATGCGGTATTACAATACCTACAATCTCAGCCCCGACATGGATCCGAAAGCGGTGGAGGCGTTCCAGTACCTCGAACAGATCCAGGCCGGCGATAAGCGGCTGAGCAACGCCACCGAGCAGGAGGTACAGGTCCTGGCGTATCTGCTCAATACCGGCATGTACGACCAGGCGTATGATTATGCTCGAAAGCTCAGGAATAAAACCGACCTCATCTACACTGAAAATCGGGAGGATGTATACCAGCGCCTGGCAAACGAGCAGCCCGTGATGAGCTGGTTCGCCAACCGAGGCGATCAGATGGCCACAGCATTCCTCGCCCCGTTCCAGGCGGCGACCGTCAATAACATGGGCAGCAATGCCATCTACTCCACTCTGTTCGCCCCGAATCAGCGGATCTCCGCCCGGGAGCCAATCGTCCAGGAGAAATTCAACGAGTGGCTGAACTCCACCCCCGTATCCAAGTGGTACGATAAGAACATCGGAAACAAGATCGGGTATAGCTCCGCCGAGGTAGCGGATGTGGTATACGGGGCCGTCACCAGCGGCGTCGATAACCTGATGAGAGACCTTCCCTCCCTGGCCACCGGGAACCCGATGTGGCAGGAAGTCTCGCTGATCATCATGGGGTCCGAGGTCGGATCGCAGACCATGTTCGCAAATATCCAGCGGGGCATGGATCCGGAGCAGGCCATAGAGGCCGCCGTGGTTGACGCTGTAATCGAATACATGACGGAAAAGATCGGCGGTGAGGCAGCCACCAAAGGCCTGGATGGGCGGAGCCTTTTGTCCTATTGGGCCAAGACAGGCGGCGCGGAGGCCACCGAGGAACTCATGGGTGCCCTGATGAGTGACATATACACCATGGCCAAGAACGATCCGCACAGCGAGCGCTCGCAGGCGATCCTGGCCCTGGTGGAAGAACAGGGCATGACATGGCAGGAAGCCACGCAGGCCCAGAACAAGGAGCAGCTGAAGGGTGCCCTGGAGCAAGCCGCGTCTGCCTGGCTCTCCACTGGCCCAAACGCCGTGGCGGACTACACCGTCGGAGGCGGAAGGGATATCGCCAGGGCTGCCCGGCTTGAGGCCCAGACGCAGCGGCAGATCGAGCTCAACAACCGGATCACCGCGTCCAGCCAGAAGATCGAGCAGCTCCAGCAGCAGATCCAGAACGCCCGGTTCGATGAGGACAAGGCCGATCTCCAGAAGGAGCTTGCCGAGGAGCAAGCCCGCCTGGATAAGCTCAAGGCCGAGCACAAAAAGAGCGGGGACAAGCTCGCAAAGAACGTCAAGAAGCTCACGGGTGAGGATGCCGAAGCCCCGGAGACCACGGTAGAGGCAAGGGCTAAAGCGAAAGCCGGCGACCTTGGCGAAGGCAAGACCATCAAAGGGATCGCCGCAAACGGGGATATCATCGCCTCCGACGACAGCACCGTGAAGGCTGCTGATGTGGACTGGGAGAGCATGCCCCAGGCCAAGCGCCTGTACGATCTGGCGATGGAGATCAGCTCCGATTACGGAGTCGCGCCCGGCGTGGTGTACGCATCGTACAATCCGGCGTGGAGCCTGAACGATTACCGGGAGGGCATAACCGCCATCGCCTCCCACGGATTCACCGGCGGCGAGCTTTCCAAACTGATCGCGAGCAATCGGTTCGCCGCGGACATCGACAGGTCCATGGCGCAGGCGATCTACACATCCGCGGCCCAGGCCGGAGAGGCGGACGTGGCTGCCAGGGTGAAGAACCTGGAGAACCTGAAGGCGCTCACCGCCGGCAATGACGCGATCACGTTTTCCGACGCCGCCAGGGATTATCTGGCAGGCCAGCCGGAAGGCTCCCACCTCAAGGACACCGTGGAGATCCTCTCCAAGTTGTTCAACGGCAGCGGCCTGAAGATCCATTTCTTCCTGTCGGAAGCCGGTGAGAACGGGGTCTACTCATTCGCAGCCGGCACCACGAACGCGGAAGCGGATACGATCTCCATCGACCTGAACGCCGGCAAGTACAGTACGGCTGACGAGGCCGCCAGATCCGCGCTCCTGCAGGTCGCCGGCCATGAACTGACCCACGTGATCGCAACCCGCAACCCGGAGGGCTACCGGCAGCTGCAGAAACTGGTAGCCAACGCGCTGGCCGCGAAGGGCGACAACCTCAACCACTATGTGGAACAAGCCAAGGCGAACGCCAAAAAGAACACCGGCAAGGAAATGACCACCGCCGAGGCCATGGAGGAAGCCGTCGCGCAGGCGTCGGAGATGGTGTTGAAGGACAGTGAGTTTGCCAAAACCGTGGCCGAGAAGAACCCCGGCCTGGCGCAGCAGATCCGGGACTACCTGCACAAGCTGGGTGATAAGATCCGGGGCATGTTCAAAGGCTCCCGTCATCTGTCGCTGACCTCTGTGGCCATGGAAGACGCCATCAAGGAGTACGCCGGTGTCTGGGACAAGGCACTGGAAGGTGCGCTGGAATCCGGGAGCGCCGTTCCTGCCGCGGCAGCGGAAGCGCCTGCCGCAAAGGCAGAGCAGGCTCCCGCTGCGGCAGCAACCGCAGAAGAAGAGACAACGGAATATGACGAGCCTGAACCTTCGGCGGAATGGGACCGGTACTCCACACGCGAGAGCGCACAGCAGGCCGCCCGTGACTTTGCCGATACCGATGACCGCGTAGACGCCGCCACCCAGGATCGGCTTGCCGATCTGGGGCTGGTGGCCACTGACGGCATGGTGCTCGCGTCCGATCTGGCCGAACTGATCGAGAAGGAGGGGTACAGGAAACCGCCGGAGCCGTACGACTGGCGCTACTCCGTGCGCACCATTCCGACCTGGATCAAGGCGTATGAGGCGATCAAGGGCGACGGCCATGTTGCAGAGACGCTCAGCCGGTACACAGACCGCATGATGGCGGACGACGCCGTCAGGATGTACGTACCGACCGGAAAGTACAACGATACTGTCATGGGGCCGATCCGGAGCAACGACGAATACAGATTTACATTCGACATGGATGCCACCTGTCCCCGGTGTTTCCAGTATGTCGCCTTCCGGGATCGCCTGCAGAAGATCGCAGGCCGGCCGCTGACCTCAAACGAGGCCATCAACCTGATGTACCTCATGAAGCGCATGGGGCAGGAGATCCCCTGCACCTACTGCTACGTCGAGAACAAGCGCATCCTGCGGGCGTCGTATTACCTGAACTTCTTCAAGGCCCGCCAGGGCGTATACTCCGCTGCCACCGACGCGGAAGCGCTTTCTTCGATGTACTCCTACGATAACGACAAGTTCGTCAAGATCGAAAACGCCAAGGACGAACTTGCACGGATGAAAAAGGAGACGGACCTGCCCACTGACGAAAAGGAAATAAAGGCCCGTGAGGAAAAGCTCGCGAAACTCGAGAAGCTGGCCGCAAGCGATTCCGTAACCACTGCGGCCCGGAAGGTCTTTACCAAGTGGCGCGACGAGGTCAACAAAACCCGCGGGAAGGCGTACAACCCCAGCGCCCAGGAGGTATGGAGCGAGTGGCAGGTCGCCCGGAACTCCGTCATGCTGTATCTGGACGAGGCGAAGGCCGCCGGCGACATCGTATTCGAGGCTCCCGAACTCAAACGGAACGACAGAGGCGAATGGATCGAGGAAGAGCAGAAAAATCTTACGGCCACGTCCAAACTTGTCAGGCTGGTCAGCGCACGGTTCGGCGTAGAGGGTAAAGAGGCACGCGCGGAAATCACCGACATGGTCAACGAATGGCAGTATGACATCCTGGCGGGAAATGCGCACAATTTCACAAGCGTAGCCGATCCGTCCGATATGCACGTCAACTCGGCGGCGCTGATGCTGCACCGGCAGGCGTCCAGTTACGCCAGCAGCGCCAGCAGCGCCCGGAAGAGCGATGCCTATCAGCCCTATGCGGGCAACCTGATCCGGGAGCATAAAAACAACAAAGGGCAGATGGTCCCGAACGTCACAGCCGAAGACAAAGAGTTCATAATGGCCATGGGCGGGTTCCGGAAGCACTCCTCCAACGACTTCCGTCTGGATTACGTGCTGGACTACTTCCAGTTCTACGCGGATCTGGCGGCCGGCGAATGGACCGGGCATACCTACACGAAAAACGTGGACTTTGTCAAAATCTTCGGGCGGTGTGGTGACCGGATTAACATGTCCATTGCCATGGAGACCCGGAACGGCAAGATCTACGAGAACACCCAGGAGGGTATGGCGTTCGAGGACGCCCAGAACCTGCAGAAGGCATACAGGAAAAACGTGGGCGTAATGGCCATGGTGACCGACAACGCCCAGCTTTCCTACGCGCTCAACGAGGACTGGATCGATATGATCATCCCGTTCCACGCGTCCAGCCTACCGAAAGAGGTCTGGTACGATCTTCGGGCGTGGTTCAACTACACTCCCACCCAGTCCGAGTCTTATCTCACTACCACCGAGATGCGTGAGCGGCTGGAGAAGGACGGCGTGGACTGCACGGATCCGGAGACCGGCGAGAAACTGACCGGCGACAAGATCACGGCCCTGTTCAACGATCATTTCGATATCCCGATCATACTGGACAAGAACGGGCACAGGGTCAAGCCGCATTTCCTGCCCAAGGGCCGCCACATCAACGGCCATTACATCCCGGGCCACAACAATGACGCCAAGACCTACCTGGAACTGTGTGAGAAGTACGGAGTCAAGCCGAGATTCGCCGGCCTCATGGTCTCCGATAAAAACGGCAATCTGGTCGAGGTCACGCAGCATGAGAACTACGTCAAACTGCTCAAGGAGACGGCCGCGACCAACGAAGCGCAGGAACCGATCAAGTGGAACTTTGACCAGTACGACGAGAACCTCAAAATGAGCCCTCTGGACTACGCCATGCAGCGTATGCGCGAGGAGGCCGCACACGGAGGATATGCGAGCTCGACCGAGGACCCGCTGCGCATCGTCGATATGTTTACGGACCTGTACCTTGGTAAAGGGCGGCCCGTAGGCTGGATGCCGTCCCGCAAGGACGCGAAGGAGGGATCCCCTGAGGACCTGTTCTGGGCCAGAATGGACGAGACCGACAAGGCGTACGGCAAGATGTACCACGTGCTCACCGACGCGGAAAAGGGCACACTGGAAGACTATCAGCAGGTGCTCGCGGACGAAACGAAGACCGCGTCCCTGTTCGAGGACACGTCGAGCGTGAATGACATGGTCCGCAATTCCTCCCGTTCCGCCATGCAGGAGCTGGACGCCGACTACATGGCCGCCGTGCAGAAGGGTGACATGGAGACCGCCCAGAGGATGGTGGACGAGGCGGCGGAAAGGGCGCTTGCCGGGAGCAAGATCCGGAGCGATGGCGGGAAACTCCTAAAAGTGTACCATGGTTCGGACGAGCGTTTCAATGTGTTCGACGTATCCAAGGGCAGATCCACCATGGATATCCAGGGCCTGTTCTTCAGCCCGTACAAGGATGACGCGCAGGGGTATGGTTCCAACGTCCGCGCATTCTACCTGGACATAGAAAACCCCGCCACGTCCAGTCAGGCTTATAAAGTGTTCAACCAGTACAGGTCGCAGAACGAAGCGGGCATAAAAGCGCGTGAAGAACTGGCGAGCATGGGATACGACGGCGTGGATGCCGACGGTGAGGAGTATATCGCGTTCAGACCGGAACAGGTCAAATCCGCCGACCCCGTCACGTACGACGACAAGGGCAAGCCGATCCCGCTCTCCGAACGCTTCAACCCGGAGAACCCGGACATCCGCTACTCCACCCGCGACAACATGCAGCTCACCGACCGCGAGGTGCTGGGCGAGTCGCTGATAGACATGGAGCAGCGCAAGGCCCACGCCGAAAGGAGCATAAAGTACTACCAGGGCGTGATCGAGGAAAAGTCGGAGCCCGTGAAGGGCGAGACCGATGCCCAGAGGACCAAGCGTGAAGAATCCCTGGCCAACGCGAGGAAGCAGCTGGCCACCTATGAGGGGCAGGTCGCCAACACCGCAGCCGATACCGAGTACGTCAAAAAGTACCGGTCCGTGTACGCGGATCTGGCGGAAGCCAAGAAGGGCCTCACGAACCAGAAAACGATCATCACGAAGCAGTCCAAGCCCGTTGAGGGCGAGACCGAGGCCCAGCGCATCGCCCGGCAGAACGCCGTCACGGAAGCCAGGAACCGGGCCGCCGTGTACCAGGGCAGGATCGATAAGGCCGAGGCGGAGCTGGACAAGCTGGAGCTGGACAGCCGTTTCTCGTCGTACGCGGGCGAGGAGCGCGTGCGGGCTGAGAGGGCCGCGGAAAAGGCTCTGGGCTCCGCAGGGAACCGCCTGGAGAGAATGATCATGGAGCAGCGCCAGCGCTTCACCGATTACCGCAAGTCCCGCACCGACGCCGCCGACCGCCGCAGGTACCTCGACCGCATCAACGACAACGCCGGCAAGCTCATGCAGATGCTCACGGAAAAGAGCGTGAAGAAGCACGTCGTTGAGCCGCTGCAGGCCCCGCTGGCCGCGTTCCTGGACAGCCTGAACATGTACTCCAAGCGACAGAACCAGGGCAAGGGCGAGACCCAGCGCGACTTCAAACTCAGCCAGCTGCTCCAGAACGTCCGGGCGGCCATGCAGCAGTCCGAGTCCATGGCCAGTGCGGAATACGCCGGCAACCTCTACCTGCCCCAGGACCTGATATCCTACATAGACGATCTGGCCCGCGGGCTGGCCGGGCTGGAAGCCCAGTACCGGGACGCGGATCCCATCGTCTACATGGACAATGAGAGCCTCAAGCGCCTGGACACCGTCCTCCGCGCCCTCCGGCAGGCCATCAACGACATCAACCGCTCCTTTGAGTCCGCCCAGTATGAGCACATCTCCGACGCGGCCGACGCCATGTACGGTGAGATGATGGCGATGAAAAAGGCCGGCAAGCGTGCGGATGCTGGCATCGTCCGTCGGCACCTGAAGATGAACCTCATCACCCCGGTCTACTTCTTCGACCGCCTGGGCAAGGCCGGCACCGACGCCTTCAATTCCCTGCGCCGGGGCTACGCCAAGTTCGCACAGCGCATGGCCCAGATCGAAGCCTTCGCGGAGGAGACGTGGAAACCCAGCCAGACGGCCAAATGGCGCGATACCGTGCACGATTTCTCATTCACACACGACAACGGGACCACGGCCTCCATCAGCCTCACAGAGGCCCAGATCATGACGCTGTACATGTATGACAAGCGGCCCGCCGCCATGCGGCATGTGGACAACGGAGGCGGCGTCAAGGCGGCCACAATCAGCCGCGGTAATAAGAAGATCGTGGACCAGGTCAAGGCCGCACAGCTCACCCGGGACGACATCAGGGAGATCGTGAGCACCCTCACCCCGGAGCAGAAGGCCGTGTGCGACGCCGTAACGCCCGCCATGAAGACCATGGGCGACTGGGGCAATGAGGTGAGCATGGCCCGATTCGGCTACCGCGCCTTCGGCGAGGACAACTATTTCCCGATCCTCACCAGCGACACCGAGCGCGGCATGATGAGCGAGACCGGGGCCAGGGGCACCGACCTCTATAAGATGCTCAATATGAGCTTCACCAAGAGTCTGGATCCCAAGGCTTCCAACAGCCTCCTGATCGACGATTTCTTCACCATATTTGCCAACCATGCCAGCGATATGGCGAAGTACAGCACCATGGCCCTGCCGGTGCTGGACACGATCCGCATCCTCAACTACCGCGACAAAGAGACAGGAGTCATCACCCGTGAGGGCCTCCGGAACGCGTACGGCGGGCTGGCGGAGGAGTATCTGAAAAACTTCCTCTCCGACCTCTCCAGCGCCACCCGCAGCCAGGAGCGCATGGGATCCGCCGCGGACCTGATCAAAAATGCCAAGGTCGCGTCCGTGGCCGGCAACCTGTCCGTGGTCCTCAAGCAGGGCCTGTCCATCGCCCGCGCCGGTATCGTCATGCCGGAGCTCTACACAATGCCCACCCGCATGATCCGGGAGCGTGAGATCTTCGGCTACCGCAAGCACCGGGAGGAGATGCTGGAGCACTCGGGCATTGCCCGCTGGAAGAGCATGAACTACTACGACATGGACACCGGACGCCCGCTGGAGCAGCGGATCGCGGGCAATGAGCGCGGCCGGTTTGGCGCCTTCCGCGACAAAGTAAGCGACATCGCCGGCTGGGGAGCTGAGACCGCCGACACGCTCACGCTCCTCCGTATGTGGGCAGTGGCCAAACAGCGCATCAACCGTACACGTCAGGACCTCACAAAGGGCTCCGACGAGTACTGGAAAGCAGTCACGGAGCTCTTCGAGGACGCCGTCTACCGCACCCAGGTCGTGGACGGCGTGATGAACCGCTCCGACGTCATGCGGAGCAAATCCACATTCGACAAACTCCGCACCGCCTTCATGGCCGAGCCGATCCTCACCTACAATACTTTCGCCGACGCGGTCAATAAGATGCGGATGGACGTCAGATCTGGCCGGAAGGTCTCCGGGAAGGCCGTCGGGCTCTTCGCCCGCGCATTCCTCGCCTACGCCATCAACGGACTCGGCGAGTCCCTCATCAGTGCCATTATGAAGGCCACCAGGGACGACGATGACTATACCACCTGGGCCCAGAAATTCCTTGCCGCGTGGCTTGGAGAGGGGGACACGGTCTTGGAGCGCCTGTCCGACAGCACGCTGGTGGACGGTCTCAACCCGCTCGGATGGATCCCGCTGGCCCAGCAGATCATAAACGGGTTCAAGGGCGAATCCTCCGCCATGGACACCGTTGGCCTGGAGTACCTCAAAAAGGTATACGATGACGCGGTCAAGTGGGCCAAATGGGCTACCGCCGATCCGAAGGACCGGGGTGATCAGCCCAGCGTGGCCAACACCATCAACACCGCAATGCGTGCCCTCTCCTATATGACCGGCTCCCCCGCCTACAACGTGGCTAGGGACGCCAAAGGCATCTGGAATTCCACCGTGGGCGAGGATAACCCGAACCTCAAGATCCAGATCCGCGACCCCGCCAAGTCCGAGGGTTACGGTATGCTCTACGATGCGATCCTCGCCGGGGACGACGCGGAGATCGCCCGGCTCGAAGCGCGGCTGAAGGCCCACGGCGCATGGGACAGCACCGACGAAAAGACCGGCAAGCCCATCGAGGGCGATGCCGTTGCCGGCGAGATCAAAAAACGGCTGAAAAAGGACTACCTCGGCGGCGCCGTCGATGACAAGACTGCCGCGGCGATCCTGGACAAATGGTGCGGCACCGAGGGCACCGGGAACAAATCCGCCGCTCACCTGCTTCTCTCTTGGGCATATGAAGACGAGAACACTGACAGCTACTCCCAGTACACCCCGCTCCGGACTGCTCTCCTGGCCAACGACGCGAAGGGCGTGCAGGACGCGCAGAATGTCCTCATGGCTGACTACGGGATCAAGGAAAAGGACATGCCCGGAAAGATCAAAGAGGCAGTAAACTGGCTGTACAACGGCGGCATGATCGACCGTGCCACCGGAGAGCGGCTACTGGCCACGTACGGCGGATATGACGCTCTGGAAATTGACAAGAACTTCGACAAGGCGGATTATAAGGCCGACAACCCGGACGTGGACATGGACGAGTACAACTACTACCAGAGCCTGTATCCGCTGATCGACAACAACCAGAGCATCAAATCCGAGGCGGCACGATCCTTCCCGGCGTCCACGGAGAAGCAGATCAACAGCGCCGTGCGCAGCTACATCAAATCCCAGTACGCGGACGCGGCCTACACCCGGGCGGAGGCGGAGAAGAAGCTGGTCACCTACGGGATCTCCAAGGATGCCAACGCGGCGTACTGGACCCTGGAGGAGTGGGATTTCAAGGCCGCCAATCCGGACGATTCCTACAGCTACATCAACGAGCTGGTGGATGCCATGGACCGCGGGCGCGACCTGTCCTCTATCGTACGGAAGTACACCTCGCACGGCAAGGAAGCGAAGAACATCAGCTCCCAGCTCACCACCCACTACAAGCCGCTGTATAAAGCCAATCCCGGCTCCAGGAGCGCGATCGAGCAGAAGATGGTCAAGGCCTGGCAGGCGCTGGGATACTCGCAGAAAGAGATCCAGACCAAGCTCAAGAACCTCAAGAAAAACTGGCTGGAGTAAAGCAAACCCCCCGGGCCACCGCCCGGGGGATCTCTTTGCCCTTCGCTATCCTCTGCTTCGGATCTTCAGCACATCCGGATACGTCTCCTGCAGGTGCCTGAGCGCGGTCTCCGCCATGATGAACATGCCCCGGCCCTCCGGAGGCACTTCATTCGCCTCCACGTGCCCATTGCCGGGCATGATGTCCCACTCGCCCGTATCCACGCCCAGCTCCGCCAGCCCCAGTCTGAGGGCCATGATGATGGTGGAGATGGCCGCGCAGATCAGCTCGCCCGCCGGCGCATCGCCCGCGTGGCCCCGCACGTCCACCATGTATTCCCCGAACTTTATTTTGATCATGCTTCCACCCTCGACGCGTTCTGGGCCTGCTCACGCGCCCGCGTAACGCCTCCGAATTCCTTCTTCCGCACACCGGTCTCGTCGCTCAGGTCCAGGTCGATCCCACTGGCTCCGCCGCCCTGCCCGGCCGCCACGGGATTCGGGTCCGCCCCTCCGCCCATGATCGCCTGCGCCAGTCCGTCCGCCATGGCGGGATCCACGCGCTGCGCCAGCTCCAGCGCCATCTGCTGCCATTTGATCAGCTCCTGCTGCAGCGTCCCGTTCATGGCGATCTTCTGCATCACGTCGTACTTCCCGTCGAAGTCCATCATATCCAGGGTCGCCAGCGCCTGGTCGCTCATCTGGGGATTGAAGAACCCGTAATTGTAGAAGCTCAGCGCCAGCTCGTTCTGGGTCACCTTGGTATACTCCGTGGCGTTCTGGGCGGAGATCTCCAGGTCGAACTCAGGCTCCCGCAGCCCGCCCCCGATGCCGAACACCGGGTCCATGGGCTGGCCCCTGAGACCCGTGTTGCTGTAGTCCACGTACTGCGTCTGGCCCATCTCGCCGGTGATCCGGAACTGACGGGGCGTATCGTAGAACTGCCGGATCAGCTCGATCACCATGCGCACTACCTTCTCGAAGGACCGGTAGCTGCCCCGGGCGGCGTCCTTTGAGAGCTTCCCGCTCTGCTCCTGCATGGCCGCGATGGCGCTGGCCGCCGTCACCCCGTGGGTCGTGCCGCCGTTGTTCACGTCCCGGTTGCCGGCGCACTCCTTCATCTCCTCGATCTTGTGGTTCAGCATGTTGAGGTACATGCCGTCCATGGGGTTCATCTGGATCTGCCGCAGCGCGTCCTCGCTCAGGGTGCCGGGCACCAGCACCGTGGGCCTGCGCCAGTCGAAGAACTCCTCCTGGTTGATATTGGAGTTGTCCCGCACGAAGAACCTGGGCGTCGCGCCCATCACGGCGTTGCGCAGCATGGCGTTCCCGAGGAGGTCTATGTACTCCTGGGCGTTCTTGCACACGTCGATGTACCCGAAGCCCGCGGGGCTGCCCTCCATGGGGAACATGGCGTCGAACACGAAGGGGTACATCCCGTGGGCGTACAGCCCCACCGGCCCGATGTTGGGATCGTCCTCGCTCGAATACAGCACCACGTCCCCGCAGAACTTGCACAGCTGCAGGAGCGGCCTGCCGTCAGCGCCCCCGCCGGTATGGTAGTACCAGTCCACCACGATGCTCTTCTCGCTGGTATCGATGTTGTCCTCCGTGATGAACTCCGTGACCGACAGGGGCTTTACGCCCTTGAAGTTCGCCATCTGGGGGTAGCGCTGCTTCAGCTGGCTGTCGTTCACCACTTCCACCACGAACAGGTCCTCGCTCTTCTGGATGTCCTTCACGCCCGGCTCCCAGAAGATATTCAGCAGGCTCACATTCGTGATCGCGATGTCGCCCAGCCCGCCGTGCTTGGTGCCGTCCCAGAACACGCCGTACACCCCGGTGCCGGCCTTGAACTTCTGGAACATCACGTCGCTGTAGGTGTCCTTGAAGTCGTTCTGCTTCAGCACCACCGGGATTATGTCCTTCAGCGTCCGGGCCTCCTGCTCGTCCTGCTCCTCACGGGGCAGTATGTTCGCCTCCGGGTAGCTGTCCATGGCGTCCGCGTGCTTCGTGATGATGGTATTGAACAGCCACGCGCTGTGCGCTTTCGTCTCCCAGGGATTGCCCTGCCGGATCTCGTCCCAGTTATGGAGCCGCCACCACTGCTCGCAGCCCTGCACGCGCTTCTCCAGGTTCGCCTTGCCCGCCTTGTACTTCAGCAGCTTCTGCGTGGCCTCCCGGATCCGCTCCGGAGTCATCGCCGGCCGCATGACCGGTCCCGATGCAGGTGCGCCCTGAGAGGGGCTGAGCGCCTCATTTACCGGCCTCTCCGTCACGCCCTCAGGATTGCCCATACCGCCCGCCAGAGCGGGAGCCTGACCCTGCGGAGCTTGCGGGATGCCCGCCAGAAGACGCCGCATCCGCTCCTCGTCCATATATCCTCTGTCCATTTATTCGTCCTCCGCAATGCGCTGATTCTCGAACTTCTTGTAGGCGTCGAGATACCATTCTTTTTTGTCGCCGTTGTATGTCAGTTCGTAATACATGCCATCATACAACGAGGACGAAATGAGGTACTTCCAATTCTGCAATGCCTTGCATTTCCACACGATGTATACGTCGAAATCTGGTTCTGGATCCGACTTGTCGAGATGCGACGCGATGTAACCGAGTACAATCTGAATAGCCCTGTTGTCCATACGTTCTCTCCTCCTATCCGAGTACCAGGATCCGCGCCTGGTTCGTCCGTCGTTCCCTCATGTCCTTCAGCATATCCAGCGGGTCCGCGTCCGGGATCCGCACCTGCTTGATTTCCTTCGGCGTTACCGGCCTGCTCATGCAGAAGTACCGCCACTCGTCGGCGATATGGTCCTCGCCGTCGCTGTCCACGTCCTCGGTCACCCGCTCGGAGTACTGGAGGAGCGGCACCGTCCGCCGGAAGTGCTTGCAGGTCGTGAACACGTACATCCCCGGCCGCCCGTTCTCGTCGAACTGCAGCCGGTAATGGCACTGCATCCACCCGGGGATCCTGGCATTGTCGCCCGGTGAGAAGTACACCCCGTGCCGGGCCGCCACTTCCTCGATGGCCACGCCGTCCATGCCCTTCTTCCAGATCGCCGGGTCCGCCACGCCCTGGATGCTCCGGCCCCGGAGGTACGGATGCTCCCGCTCGATCCGCTTTATCTCCTCGAACTGCTTGTCCACCGGCCAGTGTACGCCCTCGTTGGGCTCGCCGGTGCAGCCGTACAGCTCGGCGATCCGGTAGATCACGCCCTCGTAGTCCACCGCCCACCAGCCGCAGGAGAAGGGCTTGTCGTAGCCCCAGTCGTACGAGCGGTACACCGCCCAGCCCGCGGGGATATCGAAGGGCTCGATCACGTGGGTATGCAGGTGGTCGGCATAGTGCTCCGGATCATCCACGAAGTCGTCGAACACCTGTCCGGCGAATACGTCCCATTTGCCGTACAGCCACGCCTCCCGCAGCCGGAAGGGGAGCGCCTCGAGCATTTTTCGATATTCCGGATCCGACTCCATCAGAGCTATGTTATCATCCAATCCGGCCTGAATAAACGTGTAGTCATCCGGGCGTTCTCCGTCAAGGTAGTTTTTATCGATGAATATCCGCTTGATATACTGATGCCCCTGCCCGCCCGGGTTGCAGGTGTAGTAGATCCGCTTCGGGAAGTCGTTCACGCCGCGCAGGCAGGCAGAGATCGTCTTCATCTGATACTCGCTCAGTTGCGTGGCCTCGTCGAAGTAGATGATATCGAACTCCTGGCCCTGCAGATGCTCCAAATCTCCATCTTTTGCGCAATACATGAACTGGATCGCGCTCCCGTTGGAAAACCGAAGCGCCTTGTCCTTGTCGTTGTACCTGGCAATCCCGCGCAGTTCTTGACGCAGAATATTTGTGTGGTTTTGAGACAGCTCCTGATAAGTCCGTCGGACGATGAGCTGCTTAATCCCGGGCCGCTTTTGCGCCAGGTATTTGGCTTTATATCGTACCGCCCAGCTCTTCCCACCGCCACGCGCTCCGCCGTATCCGACGTGGCGCGATTTTGCGCGGAGAAACTCGTCCTGTTTGGGCTGCGGGCGTCCCCAGCTTACGTGCAGGTGCCCTCCTGCCCTGCTCATACATTGTACTCCTCCGGGATCTCGTCCATATGCACCGTGATCTCCATTGCCTGATCTTTTTCCTTGTCCGCCTCGAATTTATCCCGCTCCAGCTGCAGCCGCTCCTTCTGGATCTGCTGGGAGGCCTCCTCTGCAGCTGTGGATACCCGGCCCACAAGCCGGAATATTTCCATCCCTTTTTTAAGGCCGTCCATCATGGAGTTGAACTGGCCCATATCCACCCGGCCAAATATATCCTCCACCATCTCTGTGGTCGCGTCAAATCCGCTCTTCTCCGTCCGCATACTGACATAGCGCCGGAACATACTCGGATCGTCCTGGACAGATTGGATCACATACCCCATGGCCAGGTGTGCTCCCTGCATGGCCTGCACCATCGCGGAAACCGCTTCGCTCTGGGCTCGTTTCAGGACCTCGGTGCGTATGCTTTCCCGGTGCTTCCGCCTCTCTGCAGCCCATCCATCCTTCGCAGACCGCTGGGCAATCGTGTTGTAAGGGACGCCATATTTCTTGGCTAACTCGCGCAGGGGGGCGGCTCCAGACACGTATTCAATGCGGATTTGATCCATATTCGGTAGCTCCGTCACTGGCTCCCACCCCAGTATATAGCAATATATGGAACCGTCTCACTGCTGCCGTTCCCGCAGAGGACCTCGAACCCCGTATACTCATCCGTGAGCGCGTCATACGTCGGCGTGACGCTCCTCAGGTCTACCTCACAGTGGGCGATCAGCACCACCGGCAGCCCGGTCATCGGAGTCTGCGGCGTCGTCCATGACACCGAGCGCGTGCTGCCGCCGATCAGCGTGATGGTGCCCGTCCGGATCTCCAGCCCCTGCAGCCCGCCGGTAAGGATCAGGCTCCCGTGGACCGTAAGGTCCTCCTGCACATCGACATCATGGTCCGTATGGATGCTCCAGGCGGAGTCTATGTATCCGGTCCGACTGGTTTTGTGGCCGATCCCCACGCCCGCATTGCCGTCGAGGGCATGGAGGAACACCGCCTCCGACGGGATCAGCGCGTTCCATATGGTGGAGCGCAGCTGGTCCTTCGCGCGGATCTGGAAGTCGTACGTGGAGGAAGACGAAAGCGGGTTCTCGCTTCCGGTCGGCACGGGATATACGTCTCCCGCAGACCCGGCCGTGAGATCCACCCACGTATCGGACAACGGCCAGTCAGCCGAGGACAGCTTCCAGCGTACCTTCAGCGATACCGGATTGATATCGGTATCAACGCCCCCCACCTCCCGCATGATCGCCGTATGCAGCACGCCGGAGGTGGCGTGGATGTATCCGCCCGCGTCCCGCGCGTCGCCGGACGAGTTGGACCGGAACGCGCCCGGTGAATTGAGGGAAGGGGCCGTGTAGGCGATCACGTCGAGATCCACGGACGCGGTATACCGCCCTCCGCCCGCCGTGACGAGCGATACCGCCACGGATACGGTGCCGGACGCCGTGATCATACCGCTCCTCGCGTCGCGTACGCCCACGGTCCCGGTCGTATTGAACAGATACCGCGTCCCGCCGACGACCAGAGCGGAGGCTGACCAGTCTATGTAATCTCCGGACGCGAGCGTGATCGCGTTGCTGTTCACGACCGCCCGCAGGCCGCATACGCCGGAGAGCATCACGCCGGGGGAGGCGGACCCGGGATATATCGCCGAGTCCCAGCCGGAAGGCACAGTGATCCCGGACGGGTACGTGGGGTAGATCGTAAGCCACCCTGTCCCGGGGGAGGGCGGGCTCGCGTCCGCCAGGGCGTACCAGATCATCTCCGAGCGCCCGGCCTCGATGGTGTGACCGGCGTCCTCATACGTGATCAGCGCCGCCGTGGCCCACTCCCGGGTATCGCCCTGCATCACGGAGCGCCAGCCCGACGGGAGGGTCCAGGTATACGACGAGCCGGAACCGTCCAGGTTTACTGTCTCGTTCGCGGTCCGAAGCGACATCCACAGCGCCGCGTACGCGCTGCCGGACGGCCTCGTGAATGATATCGTCGCCTGGCTCCCGAAATGTATTTCCGCCGGGGAGATCCCCGTAATGGTGCAGGGCTGGACGGCCGGCGTGATGGTATCGAGCGCGGCGGATCCGGATATGGCCGTCGTCATGCCCTGCCAGCCGCCGGATACGGAGAGGGTGACCGTCTTCGCTCCGTTCGACCCGTGCTGGACCACGATTCCGCCCTTGCCCACGGCCTCCACCCAGCCGGATCCGCTGGGGAGCGTCACCGTATCGCTGCGCGTGTATGGCTGTCCCCCGTCCACGGAGAAATCCCACGATCCGGACATCTGCCACGTCTGGCCGCTGTTGTTGTTCAGCTCCAGTATCAGGGTGAGCGTACTGGTATTATTGGTCCGGTCCGGAGTCGATCTCCATTTGAGCCGCGCTCCCAGCCCGGATATGTTGGTGGATCCGACGATCACGCCGCTTGCCACCTTATCGCCTCCTTTTGTGCAAGGCCCCGGATTTCTTACTTTAATCCCAGGCCGTTCTGTTTAGAGAACTGGTACAGCTGCCAGGCGTCGTAATTGTCGAGCCCGGCTGCGGAGAGGATCGCGTTGCTGGGCCTGAGGCCCTGCTTCAGCATGGTCTGGGCGAGGTTCTGGGCGTACTGTTTGCTCTGCTGCGCCGCGTTCTGCTCCATCTGGGCCAGCTGCATGGCGTAGTTCCGGCTGTCGGAGTACTT